CTGATTTGTACTATGGCCATAAGTGTAATTCTTCACGTTTACACTTATTTATCATAATTATTATCTTAACTGCTATATGAACTTCATGTAGTATTGCTCTACTCGTTTGAACCACATATCAGAGTACTTGTCAAATTCACTACCTTCAATGATGAATTCTTGGTAAATATTGTCTTTAGTACACATAAAGATAACACCTTTGCGTATTTTAGTACCATGAACTTCATTGTGAGCATTTGCATAAGCGGTCAATTGAACAAAGTAGTCATCAATCCACTCACGCTTTTTAAGTTTGTTAGATTGCTTATGGTCCATAATTGCATCTGAACCATTATGTATCCCACATAAGTCAGTAGTACCTGCATAGATTTTTGGATAGTATAAAGGAACTTCTGTTCCCCAATATTCAGTACAATTGACTAATCCTTGTGTAATAATACTTTTAGCCATAGTATGACTTTGAATACTATAGGGATTTGATCCAGATTCAGTGATTATACCTGTCTTGACATAATCTTCTAAAAACTTGTGCATTCGTGTTCCACGACTTGCAGCCTCAGTAGTAATTTCTTGTGCTTTTTGAACTCCGACTGATCTACGCCAATTTTGTAATGCTTGTTTACTTTCTTCTGATTTTGTTGCGTCTAGTATTGTAGTAACACTTGGTAGCTTTTCACCATCTGGTGTTGCATATCTACGACCTTCAGGGGTATCAGTGCGTTTAATTGGTTCGTATTTATATTTGTTTGGATTATACATGATTATAGTCAATTATAGTCAATTATAGTCCAAATGTCAACCGGTTTGGTTATACCCTAAAACTTTCTCCGCATCCGCATTTATCACGAACGTTTGGATTAAGAAATTCAAACCCCTCATTAAGTCCATTGCGGACATAATCTATTGTCATCCCTTGAAGATAGACACAACTTTTTGGGTCAACATATAAAGCGCACCCGTCACAATCAATTTTTACATCCCCTGTTAATGGGGTATCAACATATTCTAGTACATAGGCTAAACCAGAACAGCCTGTCGTTTTGACGCCTATTCTGATTCCTAATCCCTTGCCTCTTTTTGCAAGAGTTTGTTTTACTTTGGTTGTTGCTTTATCAGTAACAGTTATCATTGTGTTGGCATTGCACTTTGTGCCATTTGTTGAACAACTTGTTGACTTTGTGTTTGATCAGGTGATATTTGTGTATCATCATATCCCTTGAAGATAACTTTATCCCCTTGAATATTTTTAATAACAGTGTTTAACGGCGGGTTCTTGATCATATCATACAAGTCAGTGACATCTAAAACAATATCACCTTTATCTTGCAAATACGTTAAAAACTCTTCCGTTGTATAACTACTAGGATCAATCTCACCGCTCTCAACATCAGATTTAAGCTGATTAACAAGAACAATCAGTTTAGTACTTAACGGATCAGTGCCATCAAGTTCAAATAGAAACATATTATCTCTTTGCTCTACCCACGCCACCTGATGGTGGCATATCTGGCTCTTCAGTTGGGAGAGGAATTTCAGATTCTTCGTCACCCATATCCGCGTCCATATCAGCATCCATACCAGCGTCCATACCAACATCTGCGCCCAAGTCAGCACCAGCATCAAATGCTGCATCTACCGCCTGACCAGTAAGACCATTCAATGCATTCTTCAACGCAGTTGATGATTCTTTCAATGAAGCAGACAACGCATCTAATTGACTAGAAACTGAATCATTGTATGTTTGACTTTCGTTTACTCCAATTTCGCTTTCAATGCTTGATACTAATGCAGGCAATTCTTTAACTTGCATTTGACCCACATCTTCAAGCATTTTTTGTACTTGGTCTACCATGTCCTGTGCTGCTAAAACAACTTGTGACTTCTCAACTTCTTCGTTTTCAACCATGATTCTTGCTTGAGGCTGTGAACGTAATTCGTTATAATGGTCACTGAGAGCTTGTTCCATGAACACAAGTTTCATATATGAACTTGATGATTGACTATTGTGGTAGTCAGAAGTTTGTTTTGATTCATTCATCAAGCCACGAACTTTTGTAAGCATGGTTCGTGTAGATGACATGGACATGTTATCTACATTAAACGGCATTTCATATTGTTCTTTTAATACTCTAGTAGAGTATGAGCGGCGATTGTTGTTTAGTTCGGTTAGTTTCATATTTGTATTCCAGAGAAATATATAATATATTTATCTTTTCTTTCTTTATTGTATGGATTTGTTCAACCGTTTATTTTGCCAAATCTTAGAACTTGTTACATATCCTGATAATTCTTCAGTAATTTGCTTTCGTTCCATCTTTTCTTCTCCCATTTTAGCTAGATAAATTAATTTTTCTTCTAAATTTTTAGCCTTTTTTGCTAGATTTTGATGTATTTGAATCTCGCTATCTACACTAGCCAAGTTGTTATCTAGTGTAAATATACGATTAGATTCATATATGAAGTTTTGTTGATCAAATGTACACCAAGCTACGGCATTCTTTAATATATTGAAGGATTTAGTTTCAGCAACATAATCTTTTATCACTATATAGCAATCGTTGTTTTTTCTAATGGTATACTTGTTAAACAGAAAATAAGAACCATCCTGTCCTTGCATAATAGATATTTCGCTCAATCTAGTCATATCCTGTTTGGATACTGTTTTTTCTAATTTGCGTAATAGTTTATCACTAATCATTTTTTAATACTTTAAAATATATGTTTCTTAGCTCATCACTCGTGTCTAAGAATGAGGGAAGTTGTTGCCATTCAGTATGACATTTTATCATAGGAACTTGATCGCAATCACGATATAATGATCCTAATTCATTTACCCCGTCATAAAACACACTCGGGTGTTGTACTGTAAAGTCAAAAGACCAGCATGGATAAGTTTCTTTTTCTAATTGCTCAAACAAGAAACCAAACTCTGTAAACTCGTTAAATCTTATATCTATTCTTTTGGGTAAACGAACTACTTCAGGCTGGCTACGTAATGATATTGCTTGCTGTATTGTATCAAAATTGCATTGAGTATTGCGTTTATACATCCATTCTTTTACATCTTGATCCTCTACCGGACGGTGACGGTTGAGTACATTGGTCTGTGTAATATCAAATAAGGTATAACAGGTGATTGTGTAACTCATACTAGTATTTAACAGAGGTAAAAAAAACCCTAGAAAATCTAGGGTTCTTTTAGACAGATATTGATTAACCTGTGAATGTAGCAGAAGCCGTAACTGTAACAGCTTCAACAGCCGCTGTCAAAGCAGTGTCAAGAGTTGCAGTTGTCCATGCGCCAACTGGGTAAACAGCAAAAGCTAATGTGTCATCAGAAGCGTCTGTGTACTCATACATATAGATTGTAGCTAATTGTTGAATAGTTTGGATAGCTGTGTTCAATTGAGTTGTTGTCAATGCACCGTCAAATGTGACAGTGAAAAAGTCCAACTTAGGACCTTGTGGTTGAACTGTAGCGGCAGAAGTAACTGCGTTAACACCGCTGTTTGTATAAGCTGGGCTGTCATAGTTAATGACTGGTAAGAAGTCGCCGTTTACCCGTGTAAATTGTGCCATGATAAAATTCCTTTAAATGTTTTGAAGCCTACTGCCTCATACATTTATTTATCATTTGTTACAAAAAAGTAGGTTTTGGGTTGTTATTTTTGATTGGCCATTGCCTGTTGAACTCTTTGGTCAAATTTTGCTTGTTCTTCGGGGGTAACGCCACCTTCTCGTGCTGCTCTGACTTTACCTTTTGGCATCTTTACAATGTTGTCTGTAGCAGGAGGTGTTACTGTAGGCGCTGCGGTAGGTGCTACTGCTGCACCGCCACGACCTGCCAATGTATTATCAACAGTTTTCTTAACACTTAGTAAATCACGCTTACGTAAGGTAGGTATAATTTTATTAATCTGTCTCACTCCTACCGTAGACTGCTGGTCTACTGCTGGATTAGTTTGTTGACCAGCTGCTGGATTAGTTTGTTGTGTAGATTGCACATTTGACTGTCTGCCCAATCTAGATACATTACGTTGTTGTTTATTATTTTCAAATGTCTCCCAAGCCCATTCACCCATTTGTTGTAATGCTGCTCTGCCCTTATCGGTTGGATATGATTGTTCTACTTCTTTGGCAAATTGACTAATTTTATTTTTTGATTCATCATTACTAAAAATATTACTATTCATCAGTTTAACAAAATAATATGATACTAGGTCACTTATAGTTCCATTACTTGGGGGTTGTCCTGGTTGTGAAGTATCTTCATCAACATACAAAATACTTTCAAAAATCTTATTTAAGATATCAAATGTTGTATTTTCTCTAGCTACTGCAGGGGCAGTTGGATTTCTTCCTGACTTCCAAACTACCGGTTTTCGTACGGGAGTCATACCTGCCTGTGCTGTATTAGCTGCTATTGCTAGTTTTTGTTGACGTACTTGCGCTGGTGTCGGTTCCGCTGCTGCCGGGTTTGGTTTAGCAGTCATACCTGCCTGTGCTGTATTAGCTGCTATTGCTAGTTTTTGTTGTCTAGTTTGTGCTGCTTGTTGGGCTATATTATTTGGTGGCGTAACAGAATTTTGTGCCATCTGAGTTTGTGCTGCTTGTCCTCCTGCTTTGAGTTTTTGTTGTCTAATTTGTGCTGCTTGTTGGGCTACATTATTCGGCGGTGTAGCTTGTTGAGTAGATGACGGTTGTGCAGGTGTGCTTGTAGCTTGCTGTGTTACAGGATTGGATATAGCTGATTTGTCTGCTATTTTACCTAGTTCAGTTACTACTTTTTCAATAAAATTGATTTTTGCTCGGTCAGCAATCATATCATCTCTGGCAAGAGCTTCTTTTAACTCATTTAATTTCACGGCTTTTTCCTTAATGATTTAGCAAATCTCTGCTGATCTTTGCTTTTAATCGCACTTAACAGCTTTCGCTCTAATATCTGTGCTTGTTCTTCTGGATAATGCTTATTAATTAACTCAAGTAGATTAATAGCACTGGTTATGATATTATGGGCTCTACTCTCAATAATGTGACTGGTGTCACGGTTATTGCCTAGTTCTTCTAATTCCTGCAAGAGGGATCGGGTTTGTTTTTGCATATAATTATCTTACTTGTATTTATGCGATTACCGAATAATTATTTCTTTAGTGAGTTCAATAGAGATTTTAACTTTGCTCCCTGTGCATCAGCATGAACTGTTCTAGTCAATGGCTCCATGGTTATCTCACCTGTAGTTTGATCAACAGTATAGTCGGTTACAGTAGATTGAGGTTTCAATGTACTCATAATGTCATTTGCGCTTGGTTTAGGTGTGTAACTTGATTCCCCTTCGCCACCTGTATCACTAATACGCATAGTTTCAACATCGTATTCTAAGTCAATCTTCATACCCACCCCAGTTGAACTACGACTTTTCATGCATTGAATCTGATACTTGCCACGTTCACGCATACTGCGACTTGTGAAAATACCAAACACGTTATCTGCTGTGTTAATCTTACTGATACCACCTGCAATATGACTATGATCAAACTCAATCTCATCAACTGCACTACGATTCAACTGACTTGCTGTAACTAATAATACATTAAGTTCTTTACTTAAATTACGCAATTCCTCAGCTACATACTTGTCTTTAATAAACTGATCATTTGGATTGACTTTGACTGATACTGGCATAACCAAATCAAGATAATCAACCATTACAAAGTCAATCTTAATTGTAGTTTGAATCTGCACCTCTTTCAAATAAGCACGAATGTCATTGACATTACTTTGAGCAGGAAAATTCTTAACACGATACTTACCAGATTTCTTCCCTGCCATCTTAACACGTAGTTCGGTTGTATCAATATCTTTGCGAATCGCCTTTGTACCCATCATGGTCAACATTGCATCTGTACGCAAACTTGTTAATTCTTCACTCAATTCTAATGTGATATATACCCCACTCATACCAGCTTGTATCCAATTTAATGCAATGTTCATCATTACTAATGATTTACCTGAACCACTACCACCTGCAAAAATATTTAATTCTCCACGACTCATGCCACCATACAGTATCCTATCCATCTGTGGCCAACCAGTAGATACTTGCCCACCTGAATTAAAATACTTGTTGATACGACCTTTAGGATCAGCAAAGTAATCAGTACCCATGTCTTTTTGTAAACTAATCTGCACCGCATCTTTGATTAGTTTCTCAACCGGTTCAAACTCACCTTTCTCTAATAAGTCTGCTGCCTTGAGAATCGCTCGTTCTAGTTCTTGCCTCTTAGTGAATGATTCAAATTCATCAAAGAACCATTCAAAATGTCCATCATTTAATTCTGGAATAGGATCAATATCTATACCAGTTGTTGC